AAAACACCGAAAGAGATAATTGAAAGGGGTGTTGCATTGACAGATTGAATCTACAAGAGCCATCTTTAAGTGCTGTATAAGGAATTAACCCGGCGTCAACCGGATTGAGAAGGTAGGACAGCCCGTCCGGCAGGCTGTTAAACGTCAGCCCTGTTGCAGGCTCTGCGTCGTGCTGGTAAGGGGTGTAGGCAAAAAATTTCCCAGCGAATCGGCGACCACCCGCGCCACCAGTTGCAGCATGACCAGCAGGTCAATATCATCAAACATCAGTTCACCCTGGGTAAATACCGGCACCCATCCGTCCATATGACGCCGCGATACCACCGCAAGACAGGGATGAATAATCGCATCGGTGTCATCTTCGGTCAGGGAAGACAGTTCCTCAGCGATACGCGGGAGCATGGTTTCAAACACCGGTTTTAACTGTTCGAATTTCACGGTGTCGATTTTGCCGTCAGCAGGCAAACGGGAGCGAATACTCCCGAAATCTGACATCATTCCTGCCAGCACCGGCAGAAGTTTGCGGGTCACTTTCAGCTGGTCAAAAACGCTGAGTTTTGCCGTGCGATATTTCACGCCTTTAATTTCGAATTCCATGCATTAAAACTCCCCGAGAACCTGGTCAATCTTGCCGCAGTCAAACACCCACGGCATCGTATTACCGGTTTTAGCGTTGGCGTTATCCGGTTGTTTCTGGAACGCAACACTGCGTGCCGTGATGATGTCACCGCTGATCTTGTTGCGGATCACGATAACGTTATTCCCCCATGTGGCAGAAGACTGGCTCTGTGCGTTATACGCCAGCGACAATTTTTTATTTGTCGGTGATGTCTTCAGAAGGTTAACGGTAATCGTCCCGCTTTTATCTGCATGGAGACTGTGCATCACTTCGCCATCAGCACCGATGGTCATGGTGTTTTTAGGACCGCCCATCGCAACCACAATCCCCTCTTCAGAACTTGCCGAACCGTACCCGAGGTCAATCGAACCTGTCGGCCCGGTCAGCGTCGCAGTGACATCCATAAAAGAATAGGTAGACATTCACTTCCCCTTAGCGAACAACGTTAATCTGTACGTCAGCGTAATGAACCGCGCCTGCAAGTTTTATTGCAACCTGAATCACCGGAGCCTTACGGGCTTCACGTTCTGATTGAGCCTGTTCATCCAGCTGCTGAGCGTATACGTAATAACCTTTGGGCAGTGTGTCACCTGATGACAACTGACCAAGGTCGCCCCCGTTCCATACGCCCGGAGCAATCAGTCCATTCTGAACGGCCTGATCCAGTGATTTTTCAACATTTGATAACAGTCGGGTAATACCGGCTTCAGTCTGGGGAACTTTCGTGGTGCTGGTATAAAGCAGGTTATAGAGGCTGGTCTGCACATAATTCTGTAACCAGTCCAGGCCGTGGCGTTCATCAAAGAAATCGCCGTTAGCCATCACTCCCTGCTGGAGGATAGCTGTATCATTCTGGTAGTACACGAACACATTGCAGTTTTTTGCATCAAGTGCCGATGCCTGGCTGACTGTCAGTGTTTCATACCCGACACCCGGCTCCTGCTTAAACTTGAGCGTAATCGCGGTATTACTGCCATTGAAATTAACCGTGAATGCCCGGCCAAATGCAGATAACGCAGCGTATTTATTACCCGATGAATACTGAATAAAACTGCGTGAATATCCGGCGGTTTTCAGTTTTGATGCCAAATCATCGCTGGATGCAGTCTGCAGGCATTTCTCATCGCTTGTCGTAATCGCCAGAATACGGCTTACAGAAGAGGATTCGATCGCCGCAGCCACTTTCAGCCAGTCTGCATCCGGAATATCTTCATCGTCTGCAATCCCCAGCCCATACCATGAAGTATAATCGAGCATGGCATTCACAGCCTGCTCCAGCGTCTCAGGCGTGGCCTGTTCGCTGTCTCCCTTCGTTTTCACCCAACGACCAACAAAAACCTCCTGAGGTTTCGGTGATTGAGAGAAAAACACCTGCGCAGCCTTATATTCTGGTGATTCCACGCCAAAATCTTTTCCAATATCTTCCGCGGCAGAATAACGGCGAATGCGCTCACTTACCGGAATGATTGTGGACGGGCCGAGAATGAGTAATGCACCAAAATTTCGCCCTGATGCTGCACGCGGCGACATGATCACATCAACATTAACAACGTTTGATACAGGCAAGCCCTGTGCCATAGCTTAATCTCCGAAAAAGATGACTGGTGCTTCCACCAGCGATTTAATACCGTACTCGCGCACAACCTTCCGGCGCAGACGCACCGTCATATCGTAGCGGCGAACCCATTGCTGGTTGATAAGTTCGGGGAAAGGGGTCAGAGCGGTATAGTCGCCAAGGGATAAACCAAGCGCGTTCAGCTCAGCATTGTTTTGCGGGACAGATATACCATCGCGAAAACGGGACGCATAAGACATACCAGCCGGACCATAGAACGACGCCATGCACTCGAACGTTTCATGCCTCCAGAGCTGAGCGCCCTCTTCAGTCTGCCCGGTGAATGCAGGGTTGTTATCAATGAGCAACCCGGTAACGCCAAACGCGCACCAGTTCGTTTCAACGGGTGGCAGTGGCGGCTGATTTTTCTGCCAGCGCGGACGAACCATTCCAGACGGCAAGCCGGAAACATTGCGCATCCACTGGCTTAGCAGCCTGTCGAGCGCTTCGTCATAAGCCGGATCGCCGCTGGTGGGTGTCAGCCAGCCGCGCTCTGTGCTGGTGTTATTGCTCAACGGGAGTTCCCCCATCAAACGGCAGTAATTCACAATGCGCCTGGACAAAGCCAGCACCGTAAGCCGTGTACGGGTCAACGAATGTCACACGATAATCACGGTTCTGGTACGTCACGATATCGGCGTCACGGCCAGTCTGCCCCTGCGTCAGCCGCTCAGTTGTCACGATGAGAATCGCGCCACTGATAACTTGCCCGGACTGCATACGGCGGTTCTCCAGGGAGCGGTCAACGGTAACAACTCCGGCAAACTGCGTTTTAACTTCGCTGTCACTGCCGATCCCGTCATCGTCCACCGTTTGCACGCGACGCGTTACCCACAGGTTGAAGTCGCAAAAATCGGGGTCAAAAAGCACGTCTGTTACATCAAGAGTCGGCATCTTTATCCCTCACAACATGGGTAATGGCTCTGCGGTACTGTCCGGTATCAATCAACGGCCTTACATTCTCATTGCTTATCAATTCACCAGAATCTGGGTTGATAGCATTAAGCTTTCCATCTGCTGATCTGCGTGCTAACTCAGCTTTAGCCCCTTTGCGCCCTCGACGTGCTCGGGCCTCTACGGTGCTATCAGCAAGCGGTGTAAAGCCGGTAATGGTCATGTAACGCCTGACGCCATTCGCGGCCAGCGTTCCGGCGCGGTTAAGCGCTCTTTCCGCACCCGCCGCATTTCCATCAAGCGCAGCCTGCGCCGCTGCTTTGAGCTGCGGCACCGTCTGTTCCTCTACGGATTTAACGCCGGGGATCAGGTGCGGGCGTGGGGGTATGTTTTGCGCTGGTGAGCCGTATTCGTTGACGTAACCGATCCCGGCATTACCAAACGGAACATCCTCACGCTCGCTGTCTTCTTCCGGGATGCCCACCAGCACATCTTTTTTGGTTAACGACCTGAGCGCATCCAGAATGGCCTTAGCGTTATCCACCCTCGTTGTTACACCGCTTTTGAAACTCATAGCTGGCGACCGCCTGCACCGAACATCGTGATCAACTGATAAAATTCAGCGCCATATCGGGTGTTATTCCAGAAACCTGCATCAGGATTCAGCGTCGCGCTGGTGTCATAGCTGACGCTTACCTTGTCAACGGACTTTGAGGACTGAACACCATTGGTTGAACCGCCCGGCCCACCAGCCAGCATCGCCCGGCTGTCTGCCGCCCAGAGCGTCATGTAGTGCGCAACGAATAACCCGGCAAAGTACGGAAACAACTTTTTGCCGGTGACGTTTTCGCTCAGCAGTTCATCGGCCAGATTCAGACGAAACTGGATTTGCGCTTCGGGATATTTGGCAGGGTCAGCAAACTGCGGGAAGTCGCGGCGAAAATCACTTTCCGCTGGCAGACTTTGATTCTTTGGCATTTTTTACCTCGTTACGCGCGTCTGTGGCTTTGCCAACGGATACTTCCGCGTGCGCACGAGTGAACCAGTGCGTGGCAACGTCTTCCTCCACAGCATGACGGCCTTTAACAAACTCGCGCCGTGAACCGTCGGGAAGCGTGAGCACAAACGGGGTATGTACGTGTATTACTGCATTATTTTTTGCCATCGGGTCATCCTTAATGGCCCCCGCCAGGGGGCCATGTGGCTGTTAAATGCCATCAACGTACGAAATGGTTTCTTTGTACACTGGCTCAACCGCACCCAACTTGCCGTAGTAAGTGACGATCTGATACAGACCGCGATACTGCACCGGCACGCTCTGAAGCGGAACCAGCGGGTAGCGGACGTATTTTTTATCGTTGGTGTACGCAACCATGCGATCCTTATTCCCCACACCACGGCCTTTCAGCCATTTAACCGCGCGGATATTCAGCGGAACACCGTTCTGGTGATAGCTGATGGTGTTGGTCTGAAGGTACGTCAACAGGGACTGGTTACCCGCAGATGAAACGATGATGCTGGACAACAGAGCAAACTGCTCAGGCGGGATCAGCAAATCACGCGGAACCACAGAGTAACCGGAAGCGGCCCACGCATCAGACAGCACCTGGTTAATGCTTGCGCGGATTTCGTCCGGTGTTGAGGTTGCCCACGTTTTGGCAGCGTTGTTGACAGGAACACCGTTCAGGGTAACAAGGCCTTTCAGGTTTAATGCGGAATCGCCAACATACACCTGTTCATCGTTATCCATCTGCCATTTCAGTTGCATCCCGTCATACTTCTGCGTATCGATCGGGCGTCCGACCTGCTGAGCAGCCTGCAATTCTATGACCGTCCAGCCAAGTTCCATCCCCCACAGGTTCAGCGGGTTACCGGATTTGCCGATATCCACGTTTACGCCAGCAATAGCGGTTGAGTCTTTGCCTACCCAGTTTTTGCCATTCGGATTTGCACCAGTACCCGCAGCGGCGAAGCTGGTATTCGTCCAGCTGGAAATGTCATCTGCGATAGAGACATCTTCACGCAACTGAATATCGCGGGTCCAGGTGTACCCCACCAGTGGCAGGTTCAGCGTCTGGTCGAGTCGCTCCAGCTCCCCGATGAGAAAGGCACCAGAGCTGTCAACGGTTGCCTGATCAAAAGTAATCATTCGTCTGTTCCTTAAATCTTCCAGGAAATTTCTGCATTGCCGTCAGCATCACCGGCACCTGTGAATTCAGCGTTGGTCAGCACCACGTTTTTGCCACTGACTGACGTGGACATGAATCCACCCAGCGGCACTTTGATGGATTCATCAGTGGAGACGACAACGTATACCGGGTCGCCTTTTTTGATGGTGCTGGCATCAAAATCAGAACCGAGATTAACGGTCACGTAGCCACGCTTCATGGCGTCGCCCGGGAAGTTCTTGCCACTCCCCACCTGGCGAACCATGTCCGGCTGCGAAGTGGTCGGATAAGGGCGCACGTAGATCCCCTTCACCTTGTCTGCGGTATCACCATCTGCCAGCGGCACGAAAAAACCGTCATCATCGTATTTACCAGCCAGGCCATAGGCAGCAAAGGCGTTATCGGATTTAAGGACCACCGGTTCGACGGTTAAGTCCTGCGGGCGAGAAACAGCCCCGGCAATGCCAACAGGCATCCGGTACAGAAATACATTATTCATTTTTTACCCTTTACGGTTTGCCCAGAATTCAGCGTTTTGTTTGTTCAGGGAAGCGATACTGGTCATGCCCATGTTTGGGCGCTGTGCATCGCCGGTGGTGGCGCGGGTGTTTTGCCCTTTGGCAATCTCAGACACGGCATTAAACGCCATGTCGACCGATTGTTTCGGTAATTTGCGGATATCCGCATCACCGACTATCTAGCGAACCAGCGTTTTGTCAGCGGAAGCCAGAACCTCGCGTTTGAACGCGGTCGGTTTCATCTTACGGCTCAGATCGATACCCGGAACGATAACTTCGGCACGCCAGGCTGAGTCACCAGTAATCGTGGTTTCCTCTTCATCGTCCTCGCCGTCACCGGTCGGATTAGCGTCAGGTTTATTATCGTTATCGCCCGTGGCATTTCCTTCCAGCTTAGCCAGCAGGGCTTTCAGTAATGTTTTGAGGTCATCATCACTGTCGCCGGTTGGATCTCCGCCCATCTCTGGTGCTTTGTCCGGTAGCGGTTGCTGCGGGGACAGGTTGATGTTGAGATTAACGCCCTGCGGCAAATCCCCCTCATCTCCTGTAACCGATGCGGGAGCCGACTCCACCAGTTCGTTCATGGTGTCAGCGTCACCCGTTTTGATGGCCGTGCGCATGCGGGTCCACCAGCTTTTCTTTTGATTTGCCATTGTGTCTCTGTCTCCAATTGCACAACGATTTCCGGCTCTGCCTTTAGGGACAAGAGCCACATGGTTTCCGGTAATATCGACCTGCTCGGCTTTACCTGGCTCGGTCTGCTCGTACTCCGCGTCATAGCCACACGACACTTCACGCAGGCCATCTTCGATAAGCTGAATAGCGCTTTCGTCTTTGACGATAAGGTCAGCCAGCATCAAATCAGACTGGCCACCAGTCCCGCGCCGCACATTCTGAAGATGCCCGACAGCAAGCTCTTTCCAGTTCTCGGGATTTACCAGCCGCACATTCCCGTTTTCATCTTCAGGATGCAGGATCGTGATGCTCATCCCTTCGAATGAGGCGAGCGTGGCCGGATGGAATACCTGCTCAGGAGAACGCGTTACGACTATCTCACCGAGCTTGTCGGGTTTGAGGTTTGGCAGATCGGCAGCGCCGTAGAGCTGCTTACCCGTTCGACCTATCGGCACGTCTTTGCACAGCAGCGAGCCGTCAGCCAGCTGATAGCGGGTTTCCCCCAGCCGGGTATTGAAAAAATATTTCATGGTTTACCTGCGATTCAGGCGAGATAAGAATGAGGGTTGGGGAAGACGATTTCTTTGTAACAGCGGCAGTTCGGCAGCTCACCAGCGTGACCGGTCATACCGTCAAGCGTTGGAGGTCGGCCCCATTCGACAAACTTACCTTCCATCTCCCGATGAGAATGCCGGACGTCGCCATCTTCGGCTGTACGCCAGATATAACCATTCGAGCCGATTGACAGCGCACGCGCCTGATCGAGCGCGCCGGTTGCGCGTCCAAGCTCGGTACGGGCGATAAGGTTCGCTCGTGAGCGTGACACGTCACCGGACGCAGCTATCTCTTTCGCGAATGGCTCAGCGCGGCCACCAGTCACAACGGCCTCGATGGCTTTGTTCTGAATGTCATACACCCGATCGGCGGCCTCAAGAGGTAGCGATTTGATGTACTTAATCTGCTCGGCAACGATGGATTTCATCACCTGGCCTACCGGGGCGCGGTCAACCATGTTGCGCAGCTCTGCACTGATGTTCCGGCTGTGCTGACGCCACTGCTTTTCATTCTGGCGCGCAATGTCGGCGGTAAAGTTCTCAGCAACCTTCGTCGCCCAGGGGGTGATGATTTCGCTGTAGCGCTCCAGCGCATCCATGATTTCGGTGACGCTATCGTTTGAACCATCGTAGCGCCCATTTACGATATCCCCGACCGCCCGCGCTATCTGCCGTAGGCTCGTTCGATATCGGATCTCCGCCTGGCGACTCTGGCGGGTTGTCGCCAAGTTCGCCGATGCCTGGCGGCGCTTCGTCTTCGGCATTCTCTATGTCCTCGTCGGTAATGGATGCCCCGATGCCGGTGACGTCAGAGTTTTCGCGCAGGTCGGTCATTGCCGCCTTACGCGTCATCAATCCGTCGCCCAGCGCGGTGCTGATCGCGTTGGTGGTGTTTACGGCCACCGTTGAGCGGTCAACGTCAGACATTTGCCATAGCGGGTTAAACTCAAACGTGAAATCGTCCGGCAGTGGCTTACCGAGTTCCGAGCGGTGCATAATGTCCAGTATCCGGCGCATCGGCAGCCGTAAGCGGCGCTCCTGCAATGAGCTCACCCGGTCGTAATAGTTGGCAAGATCTGCATCACCGGTAGAAAATCCTTTCGGGGACTGTCCGAACAACCGCACCAGTGGAATACCAACAGCGCCACTAATCTGTTCTGCAAACTGCGATAGGATGTCATCCAGACCACTGAAGCTGTACTGATACGTTTCAAACTTATCCCGCGAGTCCATGAGCGTCATGCCTTCATTGCTCTGGAACTGTCGAATCAGGTCGATATTCTTCAGCAACGCTTCATACGCAGGACCACCAAGTGCGATAAGCTCGCGCAGCTTCTCCACGCTGTAGGTACGCAAATGCGCTTTGTAGACCAGCTGCGCCGCGCCGACAGTAGCGCTGTCGAACGCGGTAAGACGATCCCAGATACGCTCTACAACCGACATTCCCCATTCGTTCTCGGTCATCTTCTGCTGAAATGGCAGCGTGACGCCATCAAAGCGAATCAGGCGACTGTGATGAATGCGCCAGGCAGGAATTCCCGTTGCTGTGGTCACCACATCGTAAAACTCAGGTTTACCCAGATCCGGCCCCATCTCTTTAATGCGGCGGGTCAGGACCGGGTTAATCATCCAGCGGTCGAGCGGGAGAATGCCCTTAAACTTGCCTTCTCCAATGGTTTCGAGCCGCAGCGGGGTCATTGGTGCCTGCCCCTCGATCATGATGAAGCCGACCGCGCCGCCGTAGAGGCGCGACCATTTCAGCACGTCGTTCAGCGCATCCCAGATCTGCAACTCATCCAGCTGCGCTTCCAGGGTGCCACGGTCTTTGGCGTCAATCTCCGAAGTGATGCGAATGCCTTTCCGGGTCATATCGTCCGGGATAGCATCGACCGCTTCGCCGATGATCCAGGACGAACGATAGGACCATTCCACCAGCATGCGGTTGCGGCTGGTGAAGTTAGCCCGGTAGGTCGATGCTGAGTGCTGGTTAGGCGTCTGCATCCCTACGCGGGCAATAAAATTCTCATAACCATCAGCTGTGGCCTGCGCAGTTCGCCGCAGGGCTTGTTTGTTTCGTGCCATCAGGCCTGTCTCCCTAGCAGCTCCCAGATGTTCAGGGCTGAATTCATTGGGGCATAGTTGATCATCACCGAGTCGGCAAGGTTTGGCGATCGGGTTCCATCAGGCTGTTTATCAATAACGATTTTTCCCACACCATTAATGGAATAGGTCGGCTGCGAAAGCTCGATGATGAGTTTATCTTTGAGTGCCATGCTACTGCTGATTGAGATGATTTCGTCCGGGTTGTAAGCCATACCTTCAACCACGGCGCGCCAGGTATTCTGAAAAAGTTTACGTAACCGCCACCAGCTCTGGGCTTTGGCGTTAGCGAAGAAGTCCTTGTTCAGACGTGCGGCTTGCCCGTTGTCCCCGCGAACAGCTTCATCATCCGGATCAAATACCGCGCCACTACCTCGAAACGGTGTGGCAAGTATTGACGGTCGACGCGCAGCGTTACGCAGTTCGTTGATAGCGCGTGCATCGCCGCGAACGCCAGCGCCCAGCCCGTCCTCGTCAAAGCGAAACTCTTCGAGGTTGTCCTGTTCGCAAAAGCCGAAAACCTTCTCGACGGACTGATAAATGTCGCTACCCACACCGGACCATTCCCGCACATTTTCCAGGAGGAAGCCATGACGGGTGGAAAAGGCATTTTTGTCCCTGCCTTCGTCGGCGACATCCATCGCGCCAAGTCGTTTGCCTGTTGGCTGGATACCCAGTTTGATATGCGCATCAACGGCAGCCTGTACCCATTCGGATGGAATCAGAACGCCTTCCGCTGATGCGCTGTAGTTCAGATCAAGTTCCTGTGCCACCACCACCGGATTATCGATTTTCTCGCATTCCCTGCGATACCACTCTTCATCCTTGCGAGGATCATCCCGCCAGTGGAATGTGAATACCGGTATCTTCCCGCCATGACGCTTCTGAGCGAACGGGTTAGCCATGCCGTTAACTGAACTCAGGTCGATACGGCAACGCGTCGTTTGTGACAACGCCGCATCAATCAGCAGAGGACGCTGAAGGAATGCAGCCTCATCAACCAGATAAAGCGTGGTACGGTCACCACGACCAATATTATCGCCAGCCTCGCCTTTGATAACGGCACCAGTTTCAGGAAACTCAACACGCATATATGGCGCGTGCTTCTTCTCACTCCACGAACCGCGAAACTCTACAGGTAGCGTTTCCACGAACTTGCGTGCCTTCCAGAACAATGCTTTCGGGTCACCAGTGCTGTCGACGTATTCCTCTTTACGGGAGCCGAAACCGATAACCATTTCTTTGTTGAAGAGACAAAGCGAGCAGGCCAGTCCGATCGCGGTCCAACTGAGCCCCATTTCACGGGATTTTTCGGTAATACCATTCTCCCGATTGCCCCAGCGTTCCATAATCCAGTGGATCCACTCCTCCTGCTTAGGGAAGAGTAAAAACGGAATGGTCACCGGCAGGCCATAATCAATATTACGCGGGTCCGTTGTCATGCCCCAGTCGATGATGAACTGAGCCGGATTGGTTCGGTAAAACTGCTTCAATACGGGCAATATTTCAGGATTCTGGCGAATGCGCTGTAGGCGTTCCATCCGCCATTCAAAAACCATCTGGTAATCAGGATGTTTAAAATCGAAGGGGAATGGTAACGGCATACTTAGCCCATCATTTTTCTATACGCCTCTGCAGCCTGCTCCGGCGTTAAGTTGGTAATTTCTGTTCTGACTGGTCCTCCATCAGCGCCAGTCACTTCATTTTTGACGTTGTCTTTAAACGCCTGAACAGAAACATGACGCCCAAGCAACTCAAGGTTTTTAACCTTATCAGGCCATTTGATTTTCTTCAGAAGTGCGGCGCTATCTGCAGATACCATCTCCACGACATCCATTCCTGATAGCGTTGTGCGCCATACCTTAGGCCAGTCTTTAATGGGCTTTAGCTCACCGTTTTGCAGGAGAATGTCGAGCACATCCATCTGGTCGATTTCAATAAGGCGATTAAGTACATATTCTGCATTAATACCAACAAGATCATTGCGTTGCGCTTTCAGTTCAGCGATTCTGAATTGTATGTCAGGTTTTGACAGGTTTTCGGATGCGGTACGGTTAGCTGTCTTTGCGCTGTACCCCGCCCGAATAGCCGCTTGCGTGGCGTTTAAATCGATGAGGTACTCGCGACAGAACATTTCTTGCTTGTCGGTGAGTGCCATTGATATACCTGAGGAAATTATGAAGTTAGAAGATTTCGCAGCTTATAACCGCCCTCAATCGAAGGTGTCCGATGAGAGGAAATTTCTTGATTACATTCACAGTCGGAACAGATGGGTTGAGTTTATCAAAAGCATCGATAACGCAAAGCCAGTATCAATTGCCATGAAAAATTCATTCCATAGTCAATGGGTTGAGTCTGGGGCCTTTATACGTGAAAAGATCAACGACGACTCAATTCTCCTCAAACTATTAACGCTCTTATTGCCAACATATGATGGTGACAGCCTTGTACTTTATCGGGGGGAAAATAAAGACAGGTTCGATAAAGGGCTCATTGGATTTTGCTGGACAACGGACATTTCAGTCGCCGAGAAGTTTGGTCGTGGATTGAATGCATACAAATCACCAGGTTTGCTGTTAAGAGCTGAAGCTCCAGCCTGTTCTATATTAGCTGGCCCCAATGCCCACAGTCGTTATCTTGGTGAAAATGAGTTCACGGTTAACCCCTCGCGTCTTTCAAACATAACCGTTATTGAAACCTATCCGGACAACTCTTTTTTCAAATGATGAATAAATAGATGCCCTATACTTCACCCGCCACTGGTACGCCGTTTCGATGGCCTCCCAGTCCGGTTTTGCCATGAATTTTTCCTCTTAGTGACATTATCGAAGCCCCTTATCAAAGGAGCTTCTGTAATGTCAGTCCCGAACGAACGTAACCTTCGTGTTTGTCGCTCGCCGTACAAGGCGCGCCGCTTCGCGTTGCATTTCATCGATAACTTTTGGCGTCATCGGCTGATGCGCATATTTACGTTCAATCTCTGCAAAAATCCCGTTCATCGTTTCGCTGTCTGGTGGGATAACTTTAACGTTTAATCGTGCCATTGGTTTGTGCTGCCCTGTTTTTCTCAAAAGTCCTGATATCAGCCTTATCCCTGTTGCACTGTGCTAACGCTGACAACAACGCAACATTCAGGTTAAGGCTAGCTCCCCACGTAAACGGGTCGGGTAAATCTGGCTGGGGTGTTTCATCCGTCAGACTGGCTGGTAACGGAACGACCGGCACCGACACGTATACCGTTCGCGTATTCGTGCAACCGCTTAACTGCGCCAGAAGGAACGATACGAACAGCGCAATCATCACCCGAAACAGCCACTTTGATATCTTCCTGGGTTCTCTGTGACTCCAGTGCGATCTGCTGTTTTGCATGCTGGTTAGCCTCCAGAACTGTATTGACGATTTGTAGTGATTGCAGGACGTTATTGGTAATGGCTGTTGCTGATTCAGCATTTCGTACAGCCTCATCAGCACGTTTCTTTTCGTGCTGATATTTGCTGTAGTAGTGGTTAGCAGACCAGATGAAAGAACCGATGACAGTAAAGAAGAATGCAGAGATAGCCAGCTTATAGCTCAACTTCATTTACCACCCCACCAGCCTCTTTAAACCGGGAAATCAGGTCACCGATTTTATGTTCATACTGACCGTAACCAGCCCCCGGCAACGAAGCCCAGATATTGCTGCAACGGTCGATTGCCTGACGAATATCGCCGCGGTCAATCATCGGTAAAGCGCCACGCTCTTTAATCTGCTGCAGCGCTACAGCATCCTGGCTTTCTGGAGAAAAATCTTTCAGGCCAAGTTGCTTGCGGTAGGCATCCCACCAGCGTGAAAGAAGCTGGTAGCGACCGGCTGCTGTTGATTTGAGTTTGAGGTTTAGCGTGACAAGTTTGCGAGGGTGATCGGAGTAATCAGTGAATAGCTCTCCTCCTACAATGACGTCATAACCATGATTTCTGGTTTTCTGCCGTCCGTTATCAGTTCCCTCTGACCACGCCAGCATATCGAGGAACGCCTTACGTTGATTATTGATTTCCACCATCTTCTACTCCGGCTTTTTTAGCAGCGAAGCGTTTGATAAGCGAACCAATCGAGTCAGTACCGATGTAGCCGATGAACACGCTCGTTATATAAGCGAGATTGCTACTTAGTCCGGCGAAGTCGAGAAGGTCACGAATGAACCAGGCGATAATGGCGCACATCGTTGCGTCGATTACTGTTTTTGTAAACGCACCGCCATTATATCTGCCGCGAAGGTACGCCATTGCAAACGCAAGGATTGCCCCGATGCCTTGTTCCTTTGCCGCTAGAATGGCGGCTAACAGGTCATGTTTTTCTGGCATCTTCATGTCTTACCCCCAATAAGGGGATTTGCTCTATTTAATTAGGAATAAGGTCGATTACTGATAGAACAAATCCAGGCTACTGTGTTTAGTAATCAGATTTGTTCGTGACCGATATGCACGGGCAAAACGGCAGGAGGTTGTTAGCGCAGCCTCTTGCCACCCGCTTTCACGAAGGTCATGCGTAGAATGCCGCAGCGTAACTATCACTGATGAATTCAGGATAGCCAGTGGCTACGGCTCAGTTATGGTGCTGGTTAACGGACTTGAACCGCTACCCATTCGCTTACAAGGCGACTGCTCTACCATTGGAGCTAAACCAGCATATTTGGCGGGACAGCGTGGACTCGAACCACGATAAGAAGGTTAACAGCCTTCCGTAATGACCTTTATACGACTGACCCAAATAAAAAAAACCACCGTTGCAACTTAAGAGTCACTAACGGCAGCTTACATCTTTAAACGGTATGATATTTCATTCTGGCTGCCTCAAAAGCCGCAGCGGCAAGTTCGGCAGTGTCATGGTATCCAAGGTTAATACACTTTCCAGACGCATTAATTCTTGCTCTCCATTTCCCGTACTTAGCATCCCAAGACACGCCACGGTATCCAGATTTATTATTCTTCTGAATTTTCCTGTTTTGCATATTTTCGGAATGAGTGACAAGACGAAGATTTGATATCCGGTTATCTGTTCTTACCCTGTTGATGTGATCAATAAAACCATCTGGCATGGTGCCATAAACAATCAACCATGCCAGTCTGTGAGCAGGGTATGCTTTACCATTAATCATAATCATTAAATACCCATCAGAATTTATTGATGAGCATTTCTTGAAAGCAAAACGAGAGTTCCATGTCAAAGTGGTCCTCTCTCTCCCCTGCCTCCACCTCCAGTGAAAGTCGCCTGATGATGGATTGTAATCAACAACAGAAAGCACCATTTCTGGCGTTAATTTTATTTCTTTCATCGCTTTACCTTAGGGATAGAGCCTGTTCGCGTAGATATGACAGCCAAGAGCGGAGCGATGTTTCCACCACCATATCTCAGGCCCATATCACTAAGACTCTTGTTTTGATTGCACGCGAATGCAAAAAAGCCCACAGGAGGTGGGCTTGTGATGGTTGCTGAATGCAAAAGCAGCAGCATATGTGAACATTATGGCTAAATGGCTAATTGCATGTCAAGACTTTTAACAGCAACATGCTTAACTTTCTCAACACGTTTACGCATTTTGAAAGCATTTTGCATTGGTTGGTACAAAACAAATAATGACGCTTTCAGGATATCGTCAATTTCGTTTCTACAGGTTGCCAGTGAAGGTTTTCTCCATCCCTCGCCACCGCGTCCACACATCTTGCGTGGCTTTGCAGTCGCGTGATAGTAGGATGCAATTGCTCTCTTAGATGAACCATGAGCGTAGTAGCTGAGGAGGATGCCAAAGGCTTTCTTGTCAATGTACATGACGGAATCGACGACCTGAGAAATCAACATTCCATCATCATCATTGCACATTGGCCTTGTCATAATTCTTCCCGGCTCTACGCTCTCCATGAACTTCGCTATTACGCTGCTCATGCGCTTTTCCAGACGACCTGAATAAACCCATGCGCCCCACAGTTCAAGCCATCCATTCAGCCAATCGTGCTGTTCTTTGGTGAGGTTTAGTTCTCTTATACCCATGCGACTTCTCCCTGTACCTGAATCAATGTGAGGTTTCCGCAGAACACTGCGCCGGTATCGATATACATCTGGTTGGCAAATTTGAGTGGTTTCACTGCTGGCGTATGACCAAAGATGAACGTGTCCGCGCCTTTGATTTCTTTCACGATCCCGTCTTGTGAGTTGCTGATTCGTTCGCGGTTCCAGATTATCTGCTGATGATCAACTGGCTTTCCGAACTCGTATTCGTCACAAGGATAGTCGGCGTGGCAGATGACATATTTTTTATCTTTGCTCACCAGTTCGATGATTAACGGAAGTTCATCTGCTTTATGGGCAAGAGCTTTAGCCAGAATTTCTTTGTCGTAATCGAGATTAAAGAACCAACTACCGCCATTAAGCATCCAGTGATTAACGTTTCCACGCTCTGATAAGCCATCAATCATCATTTGCTCATGGTTTCCACGTACAGCTCTGAACCAGGGGAATGTGATTAATTCCAAGCATTCGACGTTCTCTGCACCGCGATCGACCAAATCGCCAACCGAGATAAGCAGGTCTTTTTGGGTGTCGAATCCAATCGTATCCAGTTTGTTCATCAGGTTCGTGTAGCATCCGTGCAGGTCGCCAACTACCCAAATATTTCGGTATTTGCTGCCATCAATTCTTTCGTAATAGCGCATCTCTTTCACTCCATCCGCGATGAACCATGAGAACGTCGTTGACGATGGCGTGCATTTTCCCGTCTTTATCATCAACGTATTTTCTGACCGTACCGCGACTACATTTCAGTCTGCGTGCTACTTCTGTCTGGTTTCCGTATGCTTCAACAAGCATGTCTGGAATGGTTTTTACTGAGAACGTCATGCGGCCTCACTTCTGCTGTTTCGCAGGTCTTTGAGTTTCTGTTGGTACTCTGCCTTGATCGCCTTGCACTCTTCGACAGTCCAGCGATGGCGGTTATGGTTTGATTCGATTTCGTCTACTGCTTCCTGCCCGATGCGGCTAATCAGTTCGACGCGATACAGAACGAGATTTCCGCTTTTGTGCTGGTTGCACACCACGCATTGCTTGTGAATATTGCGTTCATCAAATCGGAGTTGAGGTGCCGCAGCAGTTGTCCGGTAATGTCCGGCATCCCACTGAGCAGACGTGAGCGTTCCGCACGAGATACATGGTAAGTCGCGGTCTCTTTCTCTGATGAAGGCGTTTACGGCTTGTTGGGCTTGTTTAATCCAGTAACTGCGGGGCTTTAAGGCGAGTTTTCGAATCTTAAGTTTATCTTTCTGTTTCTGCTCCTCTCGTCGTCGTTTCTTCTCTGCTGCTTTTTCCGCTTTTTCGCGTTCTTTACTTCGTCGTTCGAGTGCTATCTTGGTTCCACACTCTGGAGAGCACCACCACTGATTAGCGAATGCAGGGTGAAACCATTCCCGACATTCATCGTTTTTACATCGTCTTCGCGCTGGTTTAGCCATCATCTTCTTCCTCGTGCATCGAGCTATTCGAATCGCTCATCAGTTCTGCACAGCAGTGCTCACACACGTGAACTTCCAGCACATGCAGCTTCTGACCGCAGTTAGCGCACGTTAAAGCCCGCTCGACGCTTTCTTTCTGGTATTGAATGGATTGGGATGGGCTAAGCATTATTGGCGTCCTGCATCATGAGAAAGACAATCATGGCGGCGCGGAGAACATTTTCATGCTCATGCTCACAAACAGGGTTGGCAGAAGCACCGTGCAAACCGCTTTCGTTCCAGTCCCAGAGAATGTTAACTCCGTTATCAGCAATAATCGGCCATGCGTCTGCTGGGTTTGCGCATGGGTTAAAGGATCCGCGCTCAACTTCTACTTCAACTGCGTCTCCGTTTACAATGTCTCCCTCAAATGAGACAAACACCATATCGCCATTCTCACCTTCCTTATAATCCGGTGATCCGTTATGAATGGCTTCGAATACCGCCACGTTGATTTCAAAATCACTTAACTGTGAATAATCCATTGTCATTTCCTCGCACGATTTCTTAGCCACCGGATATCCCACAGGTGAGCCGTGTAGTTGAAGGTTTTTACGTCAGATTCTTTTGGGATTGGCTTGCGTTTATTTCTGGAGCGTTTCGTTGGAAGGTATTTGCAGTTTTCGCAGATGATGTCGGTGATGCTTCGTCGCTGTCGTCTCATTCTGCCCTCCTGACGCCCTGCCCGATCGCCATCAATGCCGCTTTGGATACGGTAGTAAACATCCGTCGAGGACTGATGAACGGTCGCCAAATCAGCAACATGGAACCTTTGCTGTTTCCCTTCTTCTCCAGCCCTGTCGATGGTTCGATAAAATTAATCCGTCCATCAGTAATGATGCGAACTTCGTCAATACTCTCCAGAGCCTTGCTGAACCATCCGACAGACATATCCTCTGGCACAAGCATCACTATCGTCTGTCTCTGTTGTATGCACTGCTCAGCGGCTTTTTCCACCCACGGCCTGATATTGCTGTACGGTGGGTTATTCCAGATTGCACCGTGGCTTATCCACTCAGAATTTAGCGCGTCGTCAGCCTCAGTTAGCCAGTGAGCGCACAGAGCGTTTTTGTCGCTCGCTGCTGAATCCAGCCAGAATCCAAACTCAATATCCAGCGCATCAAAAAGCCAGAGCGACGTTTGCCAGCAGTCCTTATCGTGTGCTGGCGTATTTGATTTGATAGTCATGCAGCCCGATCTCCCCATCGCGCTTTCCACTCCAGAGCCAGTCGCGCTTCGTCTGACCACTTAACGCCATGCTCTGTACCGAATGCCTGTATAAGCTCTAATAGCTCCGCAAATTCGCTTACACGCATCCTGCTGGTTGACTGGCCTATTACCACAAAGCCATTCCCGGCAAGGTTAGGAACAACGTCCTGCTGCTTTAATGCTGCGGTAAACACACACTTCCAGCTTTCTGCATCCAGCCAGCGACCATGCCATTCAACCTGACGAGAGACGTCACCAAGGCAAGCCCAAAGCTTTCGATTCTGGTCTAAACTGCGGTTGCGTTCCTGAATGGTTACTACGATTGGTTTGGTTGGGTCTGGAAGAATTTGCTGTACCGCGTGAATAGCGTTTTGCTGATGTGCTGGAGATCGAATTTCAAAGGTTAGTTTTTTCATGACTTCCCTCTCCCCCAAATAAAAAGGCCTGCGATTACCAGCAGGCCTGTTATTAGCTCAGTGATGTAGATGGTCATCTTTTAACTCCATATACCGCCAATACCCGTTTCATCGCGGCACTCTGGCGACACTCCTTAAAAATTAGGTTCGTGCTCATCTTTCCTTCCCGTTCTTCCTTGGTAGCAAACCGGTAATACACCGTTCGCCAGACCTTACCTTCGATAACCAGAAGACCTGCCCGTGCCATTTTAGCCGCGGCCTGATTTATGCTGGTTACTGTTGCGCCTGTTAGCGCGGCAACGTCCGGCGCACAGAAGCTATTATGCGTCCCCAGGTAATGAATAATTGCCTCTTTGCCCGTCATACACTTGCTCCTTTCAGTCCGAACTTAGCTTTGAGTTCTGCGATCTTCGCCAGAGCCTGTGCACGATTTAGAGGTCTACCGCCCATGACAGGAAGTTGTTTTACTGGTTCAGGGATCGCCTCACCACGGTTAATTCTCGCAGTCATATGGACAAGCTCATCTGCGGCCTTACGGCGTAATTCCGCATCAGTAAGCGCATTGGCCCGCATGTTCTGATACAGGCTGGTAACCAGCCAGTAGTGCGCGTTTGATTTCCACGGATAAGACTCCGCATCCGGATACAGGCCTCGCTTCCGGCAATACTCGTAAACCATATCAACCAGCTCGCTGACGTTTGGCAGTCCGGCGATAACGGATGCTTCTTCCCGGCACCATGCAACAAACTGCCCGGGTGATGGCAGAAATGGTCGATTCTGCCGACGGGCTACGCGCATTCCTGCGTTAACCTGTTCCATTGTGGTGATCCCGTTTTCCCGGAAAGCCAGAACCCACTGGCGGCGGATTTCGTTCAGTTCGTTCTGGTCACGGTTAGCCAGACTCGCCGGGAAAGTTGCCAGTAACTGGCTGAACACACCGTTGATGATCTGCGCTACCTGCTGTACCTGCGGCTTTTCGTCGTACTGTTCCGGCATGTTGTTGGCGATCCTACGCATCTGCTCACGGTCAAAGTTAACCATCTGTGCGGCGATGTTTTTCATAGATCCACCCCGTAAATCCAGTCTGTGTTTGTCAGGTCGAGTTTTGGTTTGCTGGCTGTCACGACTGCCTGTTGCTTGTTACGGTTGATTTCGAGCTGGGTCCACTTGTCGCGGAGTTTGGCCGGGCTAAGCACGTTACCGGACCAGAAGTTGTCCTGGCATGCCCAGCGGAACAGCACGCACATGTCGCGGTGGTTACGTCCGTCACGTTCACGCATCAGGCGGATATCGTTAGCCCACCCTGCAAAATTCGGTTTTCTGGCTGATGGCGCGATGGTCTTCACCATGTCAAACATCCACTCTGCGGCGGTCAGGTCTTCTGCTGTCCCCCACTTGCTGCCGCTCTGAATTGCAGCATCCGGTTTCACCACAGAAAGGTCGTTTTCTGGCTGGTCAGAGGATTCGCCAGAATTCTCTGACGAATAATCTTTTCTTTTGTAATAGTGTCTTTTGTGTCCCCCTGTTTTGAGGGATAGCAATCCCCCAATTTGAGGGATGTTTTATCCCTCGTTTTAGGGGATTTTCCCTCGTTTTGAGGGATGCACCATTCTGAGATGTTTTTGTTTGGTCCAAACATGCCGCCTTGCTGCTTGATAATATTCATTCTGACGAGTTCTAACTTGGCTTCATTGCACCGTTTAACAGGTAACTTTGTAATCTCGCTAAGTTGAGAATCGGTGATTCTGTCCATTGGTTTATTCCACCCATAGGTTTTACGCAGAATGGCAAGCAGCACTTTAAACTGTCGCTTGGTCAGATCTGCGCCTGAATAAGCCTCAAGCAGCATATTTGATAGTCTGGCGTAACCATCATCGAGATCTGCCACATTACGCTCCTGTCCGGCAAAGTTACCTCGGCCGAAGTTGAGTATTTTTGCTGTATTTGTCATAATGACTCCTGTTGATAGATCCAGTAATGACCTCAGAATTCCATCTGGATTTGTTCAGAACGCTCGGTTGCCGCCGGGCGTTTTTTATTGGTGAGAATCGAAGCAACTTGTCGTGCCAATCGAGCCATGTCGTCGTCAACGACACCCCATTCAAGAACAGCAAGCAGCATTGAGAACTTTGGAATCCAGTCCTCTTCCACCTGCTGATCTGCGACTTATCAACGCCCACAGCTTCCGCTGTCTTCTCAGTTCCAAGCATTGCGATTTTGTTAAGCAACGCACTCTCGATTCGTAGAGCCTCGTTGCGTTTGTTTGCACGAACCATATGTAAGTATTTCCTTAGATAACAATTGATTGAATGTATGCAAATAAATGCATACACCATAGGTGTGGTTTAATTTGATGCCCTTTTTCAGGGCTGGGATGTGTAAGAGCGGGAATGTCTTAAGCGGCTTTACCGCGTTTAGTTCCGTACTGTAACCAAACCGGATCACAGTTAAGCGCCATAGCAATCTCAAACAAGAAGCGCGGTCGCTTGGTTACTCCAGCTTCAATCAGTTGAATTGATTGCTGTTTAACACCGGCTTTGGTTGCCAGTTCGGTTTGCGTCATTTTTAACGCAATTCGCCTCTTCTTGAGGCGTTCAGAAAGAGTTTGCATATCGCCTCCATCAACAAACTTTCTTGTATTTTCATACAATGCATCTTGTTTGTCAAATACAGTTTTTCTTGTGAAGATTGGGGGGGGTAAATAACAGAGGTGGCTTATGAGTATTTCTTCCAGGGTAAAAAGCAAAAGAATTCAGCTTGGACTTAACCAAGCTGAACTTGCTCAAAAGGTGGGGACTACCCAGCAGTCTATAGAGCAGCTCGAAAACGGTAAAACTAAGCGACCACGCTTTTTACCAGAACTTGCGTCAGCTCTTGACGTAAGTGTTGACTGGCTGCTCAATGGCACCTCTGATTCGAATGTTAGATTTGTTGGGCACGTTGAGCCCAAAGGGAAATATCCATTGATTAGCATGGTTAGAGCTGGTTCGTGGTGTGAAGCTTGTGAACCCTACGATATCAAGGACATTGATGAATGGTATGACAGTGACGTTAACTTATTAGGCGATGGATTCTGGCTGAAGGTTGAAGGTGATTCCATGACCTCACCTGTAGGTCAAAGCATCCCTGAAGGTCATATGGTGTTAGTAGATACTGGACGCGAGCCAGTGAATGGAAGCCTTGTTGTAGCCAAACTGACTGACGCGAACGAAGCAACATTCAAGAAACTGGTTATAGATGGCGGGCAGAAGTACCTGAAAGGCCTGAATCCTTCATGGCCTATGATTCCTATCAACGGGAACTGCAAGATTATCGGTGTTGTCGTGGAAGCGAGGGTAAAATTCGTATGATCAGGATTGCGGCGCTACTCTCAATACTCTTAACTACCAGCGCCAATTCTGAATGCTGGATTGTCACAAACCTGCACGGGTACGGGGCAATGAATGGCGATCGTTACGAGTTTACAAAAGACAGCACGGAAGATTCCGTTTTCCATGTAACAATAAATGGCGATAAATCATCAGTTTATGAATCAGTTTCTGGCGTCTATCCAGAGATGAAATACACTGCTTTGTCATCGAACACTATGGTAGGAGAATACCAGTCTGGAGGAGGAATAACCGTTGAAACCTGGTCAATCACTACAAACAAAAAAGTTCTTTACTCCAAAGTAATGAACATCCCAGGTATGCAACAACTTACATCAACCAAATCCTTTGTTGGTGATGTAGTCGGAACCTGCAACCAGTAATCCCCACCTCAATCTCGATAACCAAAAAACAAACTATTTTCCGTTTAAAAACAATGGAGTTTGTTTTTCATGCCCCTTTTTTACAATATCTCTTGTTTACAACATACAATCTTTCTTGTAATTTTAAGCCATCAGCAGGACGCACTGACCACCATTGAAGGTGATGCTCTTAAAAATTAAGCCCTGAAGAAGGGCAGCATTCAAAGCAGAAGGCTTTGGGGTGTGTGATACGAAACGAAGCATTGGCCAGAAGTGCGAATCCGGATTAGCTGCAAATGAGCCAATCGTGGGGTGTTTTCGTTCAGGACTACGACTCACACACACCACCAAAGCTAACTGACAAGAGAATCCAGATGGATGCACAAACACGCCGCCGCGAACGTCGCGCAGAGAAACAGGCTCAATGGAAAGCAGCAAATCCCCTGTTGGTTGGGGTAAGCGCAAAACCAGTTAACCGCCCTATTCTCTCGCTGAATCGCAAACCGAAATCACGAGTAGAAAGCGCACTGAATCCGATAGACCTTACGGTGCTGGCTGAATACCACGAACAGATTGAAAGCAACCTGCAACGTATTGAGCGCAAGAATCATCGATTTTGGTATAGCAAGCCAAGTGAGTTCGGTATAACTTGTCAAGGAAGACAAAAGGTTAAAGGGAAATCCATTCCATTGGCATGAGGTACGTAATGAAGAAAATTGATTACAAGTCCATACCAAAACCAATAGACTCAGCATCAGAGCGAAAAAAACACAAAAAAGAGGCTGAAAAATTAGCAAATTATATCAGTTTTATTAGAAACAATGCTCACGGCGATGGCGACAGGAAGTTGCTTTCAGATGCCCGGACCCAAGCGTTCAGTATACTTCGTAAGCAGATGCAATATCGTCTTCATCCAGGCTACATAATTGAAATTCGCCCGACTGAAAGACAATTGTTCTTATTAAACTCTGTCTTTGACTTTATAAACGTAGTTGGAGATCTTATCGACAGGTCTGTAGATAAGGCTCCTGATACAAATAGTTTTCTTCTAACAAATAAAGAATACTTATATGGTAAATTTGGTATAAACGGATGGCAAAAATATGTACGATTCTTACGTGCATTCGTTGATGCGTATAAAAATTCCGACATGATTTATACATATTTGCCTGGTGGTGATAATTGTACGCTTTCGGCAGACAATAGAATATTCATACCTATACTTGGTCTTGGGCTGATTAATGCAGTAAATGAAAGAGATGTTATAATTGTTAAGCAGTGGCGAAAGCATGAGGGATATAGATATCTGCCATGCTTTGATATATTAAAAATACAGAATAAATTCTATGTAAAAATTAAATATAAAGAAGATGTTTTCTTCCTCAGAAAAAACAAAGATCTTTTACAAGAACTTTCTGGGACAATAGATGTCATCGTAGGTTCTAGGTTTATAAAAGAACTGAAAGAAAGCAGGTCTTTCTCTCGTGTAGAGATAAGCGAGTCAGAGTTATGGGGTATATCAAATAATCCTGTAAACCACGCTCACCAACGAAATCCAAACAAAAAGTGGTCATAACCCGCTCAGGCGGCTTTCATTTTCACGCAAACAACAGAATAAACACTGCACTGTGTATTCATTCCAACGAGTGAATACACGGAGCAATGTCGCTCGTAACTAAACAGGAGTCGACTTGTTCTGATTATTGGAAATCTTCTTTGCCCTCCAGTGTGAAGGCGATTTTTTATCTATGAGGATATGAATAGATGTCAAACATCAAAAAATACATCATTGATTACGACTGGAAAGCATCAATAGAAATTGAAATCGACCATGACGTAATGACAGAGGAAAAACTTCACCAGATTAATAATTTCTGGTCAGACTCTGAATACCGACTCAATAAACACGGCTCTGTATTAAATGCTGTATTAATCATGCTGGCGCAACATGCTCTGCTTATAGCAATTTCAAGCGACTTAAATGCATATGGTGTTGTGTGTGAGTTCGACTGGAATGATGGAAATGGTCAGGAAGGATGGCCTCCAATGGATGGTAGCGAAGGAATAAGAATTACCGATATCGATACATCAGGAATATTTGATTCAGATGATATGACTATCAAGGCCGCCTGAGTGCGGCTTTACCGCATACCAATAACGCTTCACTCGAGGCGTTTTTCGTTATGTATAAATAAGGAGCACACCATGCAATATGCCATTGCAGGGTGGCCTGTTGCTGGCTGCCCTTCCGAATCTTTACTTGAACGAATCACCCGTAAATTACGTGACGGATGGAAACGCCTTATCGACATACTTAATCAGCCAGGAGTCCCAAAAAATGGATCAAACACTTATGGCTATCCAGACTAAATTCACTATCGCCACTTTTATTGGCGATGAAAAGATGTTTCGTGAGGCCGTCGACGCTTATAAAAAATGGATATTAATACTGAAACTGAGATCAAGCAAAAGCATTCACTAACCCCCTTTCCTGTTTTCCTAATCAGCCCGGCATTTCGCGGGCGATATTTTCACAGCTATTTCAGGAGTTCAGCCATGAACGCTTATTACATTCAGGATCGTCTTGAGGCTCAGAGCTGGACGCGTCACTACCAGCAGATCGCCCGTGAAGAGAAAGAGGCAGAACTGGCAGACGACATGGAAAAAGGCCTGCCCCAGCACCTGTTTGAATCGCTATGCATCGATCATTTGCAACGCCACGGGGCCAGCAAAAAAGCCATTACCCGTGCGTTCGATGACGATGTTGAGTTTCAGGAGCGCATGGCAGAACACATCCGGTACATGGTTGAAACTATTGCCCGCCACCAGGTTGATATTGATTCAGAGGTATAAAACGGATGAGTACAGCACTCGCAACGCTGGCAGGGAAGCTGGCTGAACGTGTCGGCATGGATTCTGTCGACCCACAGGAACTGATCACCACTCTTCGCCAGACAGCATTTAAAGGCGATGCCAGCGATGCGCAGTTCATCGCATTGCTGATCGTCGCCAACCAGTACGGCCTTAATCCGTGGACGAAAGAAATTTACGCCTTCCCTGATAAGCAGAACGGCATCGTTCCGGTGGTGGGCGTTGATGGCTGGTCCCGTATCATCAATGAAAACCAGCAGTTTGATGGCATGGACTTTGAGCAGGACAATGAATCCTGCACATGCCGGATTTACCGCAAGGACCGTAATCATCCGATCTGCGTTACCGAGTGGATGGATGAATGCCGCCGCGAACCATTCAAAACCCGCGAAGGCAGAGAAATCACGGGGCCGTGGCAGTCGCATCCCAAACGGATGTTACGTCATAAAGCCATGATTCAGTGTGCCCGTCTGGCCTTCGGATTTGCTGGTATCTATGACAAGGATGAAGCCGAGCGCATTGTCGAAAATACCGCATACACTGTAGAACGTCAGCCGGAACGCGACATCACTCCGGTTAACGATGAAACCATGCAGGAGATTAACACTCTGCTAATCGCCCTGGATAAAACATGGGATGACGACTTATTGCCGCTCTGTTCCCAGATATTTCGCCGCGACATTCGCGCATCGTCAGAACTGACACAGGCCGAAGCAGTGAAAGCTCTTGGATTCCTGAAACAGAAAGCCACTGAGCAGAAGGTGGCAGCATGACACCGGACATTATCCTGCAGCGTACCGGGATCGACGTGAGAGCTGTCGAACAGGGGGATGATGCATGGCACAAATTACGGCTCGGCGTCATCACCGCTTCAGAAGTTCACAACGTGATAGCAAAGCCCCGCTCAGGAAAGAAGTGGCCTGACATGAAAATGTCCTACTTCCACACCCTGCTGGCTGAGGTTTGCACCGGTGTGGCTCCGGAAGTTAATGCTAAGGCGCTGGCCTGGGGAAAACAGTACGAGAACGACGCCAGAACCCTGTTTGAATTCACTTCCGGCGTGAATGTTACTGAATCCCCGATCATCTATCGCGACGAAAGTATGCGCACCGCCTGCTCTCCCGATGGTTTATGCAGTGACGGCAACGGCCTTGAGCTGAAATGCCCGTTTACCTCCCGGGATTTCATGAAGTTCAGGCTCGGTGGTTTCGAGGCCATAAAGTCGGCTTACATGGCCCAGGTGCAGTACAGCATGTGGGTGACGCGAAAAGATGCCTGGTACTTTGCCAACTATGACCCGCGTATGAAGCGTGAAGGCCTGCATTATGTCGTGGTTGAGCGGGATGAAAAGTACATGGCGGGTTTTGACGAGATGGTGCCGGAGTTCATCGAAAAAATGGACGAGGCACTGGCTGAAATTGGTTTTGTATTTGGGGAGCAATGGCGATGAAGCATCCTCACGATAATATCCGGGTAGGCGCGATCACTTTCGTCTACTCCGTTACAAAGCGAGGCTGGGTATTTCCCGGCCTTTCTGTTATCCGAAATCCCCTGAAAGCACAGCGGCTGGCTGAGGAGATAAATAATAAACGGGGAGCTGTATGCACAAAGCATCTCCCGTTGAGTTAAGAACGAGTATCGAGATGGCACATAGCCTCGCTCAAATTGGAGTCAGGTTTGTGCCAATACCAGTAGAAACAGACGAAGAATTTCATACGTTAGCCGCATCCCTTTCACAAAAGCTGGAAATGATGGTGGCGAAAGCAGAAGCAGATGAGAGAGACCAGGTATGACAACCACTGAATGCATTTTTCTGGCAGCGGGCTTCATATTCTGTGTGCTTATGCTTGCCGACATGGGACTTGTTCAATGACACCTCAGCAAGAAAACGCCCTTCGCAGTATTGCCCGTCAGGTTAATTATGAAATCAAAAAAGCCAGACAGCAGTTTCCGGATAAAAACGTCGATGACATTTGCCGTAGCGTACTGAAGAAGCACCGCGAAACGGTAACGCTGATGGGATTCACACCGACTCATTTAAGTCTGGCAATCGGTATGTTAAACGGCGTCTTTAAGGAACGGTGAACATGAAAAGCAAAATCATCAGGGAGCTACAGGCTCCTTTTTTATTATTCGCATTCACCCTCAAGCGTATTAACCAACAATTCAGGGATTAATGAAAGATGGCGGACATCATTGATTCAGCATCAGAAATTGAAGAATTACAGCGCAATACAGCAATAAAAATGCGTCGTCTGAACTACCAGACTATATCCGCCACTCATTGTTGTGAGTGTGGCGATCCCATAGATGAACGAAGACGTCTGGTCGTTCAGGGTTGTCGGACTTGTGCAAGTTGCCAAGAGGATCTGGAGCTTATCAGTAAACAGAGAGGTTCGAAGTGAGCGAAATTAACTCTCAGGCACTGCGTGAGGCGGCAGAGCAGGCAATGCATGACGACTGGGGATTTGATGCGGACCTTTTCCATGAGCTGGTAACACCATCGATTGTGCTGGCGCTGCTGGATGAACGGGAAAGAAACCAGCAATACATCAAATCCCGCGACCAGGAGAACGAGGATATTGCGCTAACGGTAGGGAAGCTGCGCGTTGAGCTGGAAGGCAAAGACAGGCGCATTACTGAGGTGACAATGTGGATTAAGCGACTGAGTTCCTCTCTCAAAAACGCCAAACCAGACAGCAAGTTGCCGGATGACGCCATGATCTGGCTAAATAATGAAGGACTTACCAGTATAGAGGATATTTTACGATGAGCACTTTTACCAAAGAATGGCTACAAAATACGATTACCAGTATTGAGTCAGCACGAGATGAAATGCCATTCGGACTCGACAACGATCAAGCACACATGCTTACAGCATTTAAAATCGCTCTCGCCTCACTGGAACGCGAACAGATTCGCCACGAGCATGCCAAATGGTCTGACTCCACATTTGGCTGCGTTGGCCCCATTGGTCCACTGAAACACCTCTCAAAAGAGGCTCTGGAAGCCGCAGCCGAACCAGACGATCTTAGCGAGTGGGCTGATATGCAGTTTCTGTTGTGGGATGCACAGCGCCGTGCCGGCATCAGCGATGCTGAAATTACCGCTGCTATGGAAGATAAATTGAAGATCAACATGGAGCGCCAGTGGCCTGAGCCAAAAGATGGTGAGCCTCGCTTGCACATTAAAGAACCCGGCAACTCTCCGGTAATTCCGGATGGTTTATCCACGGTATGCGCTGAGGCTTATCAGGTTGTAGGAGTTATGGCAGATGCGCTTGGTGTATTCGGTGATGCAGCAGTACAGAAAGTTCTGGATAACCTGTCACAGCAAAAACTTGTTCACAGAGATGTGCTGCCGTTCTCGCTTCCGGTAACTCCGGATAGTTGGATAAGCTGTAGTGAGCGAATGCCGAAAGAAACGGGTGACATTATTGTTGTTTCGGATGGCATTGTAATGTCCGGGATTTCTTATTCTCGTCGTGACGGGTTCTATATAGCCGCATTGGAGTACGACGACGATGAGCCAATTGGCGGTGTAACCCACTGGATGCCGCTACCGGAGCCGCCGCAGGAGGTGAAGTGATGGACTCCTTCGCGAAATATACGATTATTGACTGGATAGCATTCCTTCAGGTTTTGCTCATCTGGTTTATATGGCTTACAGGAGTGGACAGTGGATTGTCAGTGTAGCCTGTAGAAAGGGATGGCGTTGGTGGAACCGAAAGAATAAAAAAGCACTGGCATTGGATTCGTTTTACAAAGCATTCAATCTTAACAGCCTTCAGCCTGGTTCTGTCATTGTAGTCACCACTCAAAGCGGCATGACCATTCAGATTCATAAACCAAAAGAGGAAAAATGATGTGGCCTATATGTGTTAATTGCGGACGGATGTGCCTATCTGGATGGTGCCGAATGTGCGACAAATGCACGAAGAAAAGACAATAACAATCCTCGCACTCGCGGGGATTTCTTTTATCTGAACTCGCTACGGCGGGTTTTGTTTTATGGAGATGATAAATGTACTTCCGGGTCACAGGCGAATGGAATGGAGAGCCATTCAACAGAGTTATCGAAGCGGAGAACATCAATGACTGCTATGACCACTGGATGATATGGGCGCAGATAGCACATGCAGACGTAACCAATATTCGAATTGAAGAACTGAAAGAACACCAAGCCGCCTGATGGCGGCTTTTTCTTGCGTGTAATTGCGGAGACTTTGCGATGTACTTGACACTTCAGGAGTGGAACGCACGCCAGCGACGCCCAAGAAGCCTTGAAACAGTTCGTCGATGGGTACGCGAGTGCAGGATATTCCCTCCTCCGGTTAAGGATGGAAGAGAGTATCTGTTCCACGAATCAGCGGTAAAGGTTGACTTAAATCGACCAGTAACAGGTAGCCTTTTGAAGAGGATCAAAAATGGGAAGAAGGCGAAGTCATGAGCGCCGGGATTTACCCCCTAATCTTTATATAAGAAACAATGGATATTACTGCTACAGGGACCCAAGGACGGGTAAAGAGTTTGGATTAGGCCGAGACAGGAGGATAGCAATCACTGAAGCTATACAGGCCAACATTGAGTTATTTTCAGGACACAAACACAAGCCTCTGACAGCGAGAATCAACAGTGATAATTCTGTTACGTTACATTCATGGCTTGATCGCTACGAAAAAATCCTCGCCAACAGAGGAATCAAGCAGAAGACACTCATAAATTACATGAGCAAAATTAAAGCAATAAGGAGGGGTCTGCCTGATGCTCCACTTGAAGACATCACCACAAAAGAAATTGCAGCAATGCTCAATGGATACATAGACGAGGGCAAGGCGGCGTCAGCCAAGTTAATCAGATCAACACTGAGCGATGCATTCCGAGAGGCAATAGCTGAAGGCCATATAACAACAAACCCGGTCGCTGCCACTCGCGCAGCAAAATCAGAGGTAAGGAGATCAAGACTTACGGCTGACGAATACCTGAAAATTTATCAAGCAGCAGAATCATCACCATGTTGGCTCAGACTTGCAATGGAACTGGCTGTTGTTACCGGGCAGCGAGTTGGTGATTTATGCGAAATGAAGTGGTCTGATATCGTAGATGGATATCTTTATGTCGAGCAAAGCAAAACAGGCGTAAAAATTGCCATCCCAACAGCATTGCATGTTAATGCTCTCGGAATATCAATGAAGGAAACACTTGATAAATGCAAAGAGATTCTTGGCGGAGAAACCATAATTGCATCTACTCGTCGCGAACCGCTTTCATCCGGCACAGTATCAAGGTATTTTATGCGCGCACGAAAAGCATCAGGTCTTTCCTTCGAAGGGGATCCGCCTACCTTTCACGAGTTGCGCAGTTTGTCTGCAAGACTCTATGAGAAGCAGATAAGCGATAAGTTTGCTCAACATCTTCTCGGGCATAAGTCGGCCACCATGGCATCACAGTATCGTGATGACAGAGGCAGGGAGTGGGACAAAATTGAAATCAAATAA